CTGCCAAAACTGCGGACAGGAATCGCCAGCCTCCGATTCGATGATGGGACAGCAGTTTTGCCAGCAATGCGGCCAGCCACTAACGGATGAGAATTTCAAGCCAGCCGACTACGTTCCGGTGCCTTCAGTGCAAAGCCGCAATAAAGTTCCAAGGGGCCAGGAAGTTATCGACTTCGTAGGGGCGTTGGAGCTTAATACGCCAGTCTGGGCGCGTGAGCAATCGCAGTTCCCCTATCTTCAATGGCAGATTGAAGTTCATAAGGCAAAGCTGAAGGCCGCTTATCCAGAGGTGGCGGATAAACTGAGCGGAGCGTATCCAACGGGGGCTGAAGATGTTTATGCAAGGACTTCACGGTTATCCGTTTCTCAGTCGATGCCTTTCACCCAGCCTGGGGATGCGCTGCCCTCTCTGATCACGTTTCTTCGTACCTGGCTGCGCCCCTGGTCGTTTTATGATATTGCCGACAAGGACGTAAGGGATCGGGCGCTTCAGATATTCCCCAGCGGCTGCTACATGGCTTTTGCCGGTGATGTTTACTGCGAGGCGAGAGATGAAGGGCTTGACGATCATTGGCGCACGGAAAACGCTTATCCTGGCGACGGACAGCATCGGCCTTCAGTTGGCGGCCCTCTTATTGACGTTCAAGATCAGTACAATTCCTATGCGAACATGATGGCAGAGACTTTCGAGTTTGGCATCCCCGAACGATACGCCAATCCCTCAACTATTGATTTTGATGCGTTACCGAATACGACGGTTGAGCCACAAGCGATGTATCCCGCTGTTCCCTCGACCAAGGGAACGCCGCTTGGAAACGATTTTTACACTCCTGATCCAGCCGTAATTTCCGCTGAAGTACCTCAATACATGCAGGAACTTGTTGGCCCGGTGGCTCAAATGCTTACTGGGCTGTTTCCGGCCGTATTTGGCGGTTCGATGCCAGATGTTAAGACGGCCAAAGCCTATTCAATGGCGAGAGATCAGGCGATGGGACGGATTGGCCTTGTGTGGCGAAGGGTTAAGAAGCTTTATGCGGAAACAATGATGCTCTCTGTCGAATGCTTCAGAGAGAACCGGCCAGAAGACGTTGAAATTCCCATCTTCCAGGAAAACGGAGAGACGGAATACAAAACGATTATGCTGACTGATTTAAAAGGAAACATTCAGGCTTATCCAGAGCCTGATGAAACTTTCCCGCGCCTGAAGAGCGATCAGCGAAGCGTTTTGCAGCAACTGATGACCTCTGATGATCCTCAGATTGGACCGTTTCTTACTTATCCCCCGAATCTGGGGCAGATCAAGGGCCTGCTCGGCCTAACTGACTTCGTTATCCCCGGAGAGGATTCGAGGAATAAGCAGCTTCGTGAAATTCAGGAGCTTTTGAAGGCAGCGCCCGTCCAGTCGATGGAGCCTGACCCAACTACCGGCCAGATGATGCCTCAGACAACGCCTACGGTGCCGATTGATCCCATCATGGATGATAACCAGGTGGAATTCGTCGAATGTCAGGCATGGTCAAATTCCGACGACGGCCAGAAGGCAAAAATAGAGAATCCTCAAGGTTTTGCGAATGTGAGGGCACATGCAGTCATGCACCATGCAGCCCTTCAGCAACAGATGGCGCAAGCACAGCCCCAGCCGGGAGCGCCAGCGCCCTCACCGTCGCAACAGCAGCAACCCTAGAGGCAACTTTAGGGATTTAACGAAGGGAGAAATAAAACATGCCAGAAGAGCTAGCGGGACTGACCGCACCCGAAGCATCTGTTGATGTTCAACCGGACGTTACAGGTGATACGGCGCTCGATGCCGGAAACGACTTTGGAATCAATTCCGAAGATGTGTCCGCATTAGAAACAGGAGCACCCGAACAAACAGAGATGCCGGAAACCGTGCCGGAAATCGAGGGAGAAGTCGGTCCCTCGCCTCCCGACTGGTTTAAGGCGCTCTATGCAGACCCACAACATGGTAAAGAAGCGCAAAAACTGTGGGACAGGATGGTTGCAGGCCAAAACTATCGAACGCTTTATCCAACCCTTGCAGATGCGAGAGCGGCTAAAGAAGCACTCGAAACAGTGGGAGGCCCGGAAGCCATTCAAGAACTCATGCAGAAAGCCCAATCGGTTGACGACACTGATGCAGCTTTCTTTTCAGGTGATAAACAGCAGCAGGCAGGAGTCATTTCCGATATGTTCTCGGAAGACCCCGAAGCCTTTACCAGCGGCGTTCTCGTCTCGTTGGACGTGATTAGCCGCCTCGATCCTGACCGCTACAAAGGGCTGGCTGGCCAGGTGCTCTCTTCAGTCCTCAAGCCGGAGCGTTTTGACGAGCATGTTGAAGCTCTTCGGGAAGCAATCACCTCGGGAGATCAGGGGCAAGTACAGAAGCTTGTGCAGGCTTTGGTCAACTGGGCCGATTCCAAAGGGCTGAGTCAGCAATCCACCGCTAAACTCGATCCGCGCCAGTCGCAAATCGAGCAGCAATCGACGCAGTTGAAGCAGCAGCAGGAGCAGTTCAGGGCCGATCAGTACCGGCAGGCATCGGAATCTGTTCAAGCTGACATACGCACGAGGCTTGAGTCGAGCATTTCCGAGCAGTTGGGAAAGATACTTCCTAAAACCAGGGAAGGAGTTCGCGCCCGTATCGCTCGGGATGTGTTTTCGGACATCGAGAACACGATCAAGTCCGATACTGTACTCCAAAACAATGTGATAAGAATTTTTCACCCTTCCGCCAGTCAGTATAACTTCGGGAAGGACGCTCAGACACGGGTGGCAAATCTCTATCACAACAAAGCTCAGCAGCTTATTACCTCAGCAACAAAGAAAGTTGTGTCTGAATGGACTAAGGAAGTCGTCTCCCAAAGCCAGCAGACGCTTAGAAAGACCCAACAGGCAGCATCGAGGGCCGACATTACCGGCGGCGCACCGCCCGGAGGCTCTTCCAAGCCCGCTCTTACTGAAGAGATGGCAAAGAATATGTCACCGGAAGACATTCTGTTTTATAGCGGTCCCGTCTCCCGGAAAAAGTAGGCTTTCCCGCGCTGCTTGAATCAAAAAAAGGAGAACATAAATGGCAGGAACAAATGCACAGACGTTAGCATTGCAGCTTGAAAAAGTACGCGATAAGGTCGCACTGGCCTTTGAGCAGGATTCCATGCTGCACGGCTTGATTCAAGAGCGCGGTGACGCTGAAATCGTTTCTTCGCGCAACATGCGCCTTCCTTTGGCGCTTACTCCCGGTGGCAAAGCCGGAGCTTACAGTCCCGACGGCGGCGACCTTGGACGCGGCTCGATGACCGCTTACGACTTCGCCCAAATCTCTCCGCAATATTTCAGAATTGCCGTAGAGATCAACACTCAGGTTAAATATGCGACTGACTCGCGGGAGAAGGCGATTGAAAACGCCATCAAGCGGGAGTTGTCGAGTTCGCTGGCCCAGTTCAAGTTGTTTATGGACACCATCCTTCAGGGTTCTGGAAATGGCGTTATTGGCACCGTTTCAAGCGTTTCTGCAAACGTGCTCACAATGTCCGTTCCCAGCGGCGCTGCTCTCGTTTACGATGGTCAGGTAGTGGGCGTCTATGACACTACGCTGGCAACCTATCGCGGCTCCGCTACGGTTGTTGCTCACGATCCGGTATCATCGACTCAGACAATCACCCTCGATGCCGCACCAGGCGGCACAACCGGGACTGACGTTCTGGTCTATGACGGTCTGGGAGGGGTAGCCTCTCCCGTCGGCATTTTCGGCCTGAAATACCATCAAAACAACGCCAAAACAGGTACTTGGATGGGGCTGAACAAGGCGACTTACGCGACTCAGCTTTCCACTCCAAGCGTCAATGCGTCAAACTCTGCGCTCGTTCCGTCGCATATCCGGCTCGCCTTCAACCTGATCCGAAAGGCGCTTGGGATCAATGCCGAACTTGGCAAGACCCGCAAGCCCAACCTCATCGGATACGGCGCTGTCGAGCAGGAACACGCCTACGAAAATCTGGGCATCAATTCCAGCCAGGTTATCAAGGAAGGCGCTGGCGGACGGGCTGACAGCTACGACGGCCTCTTTACGGGCAATCTGACCATGAGCGGCGTGCCGTTTAAGCCTTCAATCCACGCCGATCAAACCCGGATCGACTTTCTCGACCTTTCGCATTGGGGAAGGGCTGTCTCGAAAGAGATTGGCCTTTTCGAGGATGGAGAGGGAAAGACGGTCTTCCCGGTATACGGAGCCAGTGGCGGAATCGCAGCCGCAAATCTGTTCTATTATGATTTAGGTGAAAATATCTGGCTCGACAATCCACGTATGGGAAGCTATATCTACAGCCTTGGACGGCCTTCTGGCTATTGAGAATGTAGTAGAATATGTTAGCTTGTTCTGATGGGTCGCGCGCGCCCATGGATACCTAAAACGCCATGCCAAAAGTTAGAGTAACCAGGGAAACTCACGACACTCCCAAAGAGATTAGGGGCCGTCTGGCAGAAGCGGGCGGCCTCAATCTTTATGGGGAACCAAACTATCGCGTCGTATGGGGCTGGAACCGTCTCTCATGGATTGGCGGTGACTGGGATAAGTACGATGAGCACGAAAACTACCAGGGAACCGTGTATCTCCTTCAGCAATGCCCGAAATACATCTGCACGAATGAGGAAGGGCATATCACTTTCGACCGCTGGATACTTGAAAAATGGATTTCTCCAGAGAAATACGGCAGCGCGTCATCGTGGAACTATCGGGAACTTGGCCCGTTTCCTTCTGAAGGCGAATATGAGCACAGTGAAACCATCGAAACTCCCGCTCATGGATTCGTCCAGATCACCCCCTCGATTACAGACTATCTCGTTGGGCGCATTGAGCGGAGCAGAGCTATTGATGGAGCTACCAGGCTTGAAGCTCTTAAACGGCGCGAGCAGAAGCGCCTTGACGATGAAAACAAGAAAATGTACGACATCCTATCGGACACGTCGCCCTACCTGAAGGGGTCTTACGTGACGGTATCCTAAGAAACAAAGGAGATTTATGGAAGCACCTGAAATGGTCAAAGGGTTCTCAGAAGTGGCCTACGTCATCAACATCAATCACGAGCCAATGCCCCTCGTGATGAGATCGTATCACGGCCCGTACCAGATTTCCTCGCCGAAAGACGGCCAAACTTACTCGGTGACGGAAATTGGCTGGGTCAAGGAGAAGTACGATAGCGGCGATTTCTCTCCCGGCCAGCAAGGACGCGACCGCAGAAGCGAACGAATCATTGCGGCTTACGATATTGCCGAAGACATCTGCTCTGAAATCAACAGTCATATTCCCGGCCTTAGCGATTCTTTCTGGGGCGTCTTTGCTTCAGACTCCCCAAAAGCCAAGCAGACTGAGCTTGAACGCTCTCAAAAACGTCTTGAGACAGCGATGGTCGAGCTTGTAGCGATGGCGAACAAGGATTGGTCTCGGTATCATCGTTTCGATTTCATTTCCGATTCCGCGAGAGTTGCTGCAAAGTATCTGAAAGAGGATTGCGAATGGCTGGCTAAAGCAAGGAAGAAGGAGTCATGCCCATGTTGCGGCGGCGACCTGCCGGTTGGCGACATTGCGATCCATACGTCTTGCGGAGCTATTCTGGATGAATCTCTCGCCAGGAAATTCCGCGTTGGCCCTTACGCAATCCGTCCCAGCGTTCAACCGGGGAGTTAATCATTGCCTGTAGTCGGAACGTCAGCCTATAACACCGTCCGCGACATCGCTAATCTTGTGCGGGCGATTATGAACGATGGAGGCTATCCCGGCCTTCCGCTCACGATTGCCAGCATTCAACGAGCGACGAATGTTGTGACGGTTACAACCTCCGGGCCGCACGGATTGATCCTGGGCGATCAGGCGGCGATTGCTGGGGTATCTGACGCTTTTTACAACGGAACCTTCACCGTGGCCTCCGTTGTGAACAGCACCCAATTCACTTATGCTCAGGCCGGAGCTAATTCTACTTCAACGGGCGGAACGTCAACCGGGGTTGGACTAGGGAACGTCTGGACGGATGCCGCGCTTATTCCTTTCCTCAATTCAGCCTATCGGGTCGTGCAAAGATCGCTGGCAATGGCGGGTCAGACGACCTTCAAGGTTGACGAGGATTTCTTTGTCGTCTCCGCCGTCGCGGTAGTCGATCCTTCAGTCCAGGTTGTCATCAATGAGGGAACGGCCCCCCCCAACTCCCTGCCCAGCGATCTCATTCAGCCACTGGCGCTTTGGGAACGTCCTAACCTATCGAGTTTCGCGTTTGTTCCCATGACGGACGTAACGAATTCCGGCGGATTGCCTTCAATCAATCAAACGCAGTCTCTCGGTATGTGGGAATGGCGCGAAGATGGCTTGTATTTCTTGGGAGCTACTGGGGACGTTCAAGTCAGAATGCGGTACTCGAAATCGCTCCCCATCTTAGCCGACGGAAATTCAGTCATCGAAATCAGGAACTCTCAGGAGTCTGTTGCCTTTACCACCGCGGCTATGGCGGCACTTTCAAGAGGTTCGACACAGGTGGCGCAGCTTGACGCGGCGGCTGACGATTCACTGAGCAAACTTATTGCAGCATCCACCAGGCAGCAACAGAGGATTGTAAGACGGCGGAGGGCCTTCAGCTCCCGCCGAGGTCATGGAGCATGGCAGTTCTAAGGAGGAAATATGTCACTTTCTTTGGTAAACATTGACGGAAATCCGCTGAGTTCAAGGGATGTGGATGCTTCCGGGAATAACTTTATCTACGTCATCGGCAGCATCACTGAAACCGGGACTTACACGGCCCAGGCTAGCGGCGGCGATATTCTGGATTTCACAACTTTGGGAAGCCTGCTTGAGGGCAAGATCGTTGCTTTTGACATCAAGAGCGCGTCAGGTGGGACTGACAGGTTTCTGCCGGTAAGCAATGCGCTTGCATCGGCGTGGAGCCTGAAAATCACGGATGCGGGCGGCACTGAGCTTGCGAATGCCGCAGCTTACCCATCCGACACGCTGGTTTGGTCGCTCGTGCTTCGTAAATTCACCTACTAATGCCCTACAAAGGCTCTGAAGACTTGAGTATCGACTTGTGGGGAGGGCTGGTGCTGGATATGAATCCCGCCACTCTTCCCTCAGGCGCGTCACCTGATAACCAGAATATAATCTATTCTGAAACGGGGCCAAGAACTCGTCCTGGCCTGGGGACAGGAGTTTTTCCCGCTATCACCGGAAATCCAACAGTCAATTACCTGAGAACTTTTGTTACTATCAACGAAACGCTTCGGGCGCTCGCTCAGGACAGCCTTGGGAACCTTTGGAAAGAAAATCCTATCGGCACGCTTGTCTCTGTTTATACGGGCCTTCAGGCAGGGGTCATTGCAAGTTCGGTTACTGCCTACGCCCGCGAATGGATGGCGATGGGGGATGGTAAGGCTGGCCTTGACATGCCTCGCCAATTCGATGATGCAAATTTCGATAGGGTAAGCCAGGATGGGCCGGGAGCAGCCCCTACGGTGATTGACGAGACGATAACCCAATCGATTGACGCTTCTCCAAGCGGCTTGCTTTCTTACTCCACTCTTTCAATCGCCGCATCTCCTAACGGCCTTACGGAGAATGGCAATCTTTGCACTTGCACGGTAACAACCGAAATTTG